AGCACATACTAGATGTGGTAGGGTAACATACCCGTAAATAACATAATATGACACAATATATATTATGCGAAAAACGAATCCCCACATCTAGGTCAACCCTATGATGGAGGATCCGTTATTAAATGGCTTATAGAACAACTAATCAGAAACGTAGTACGACCCGCAGCAATACTAAGCGTAGTACTACTCGTCGCAGTACTAGTCCTGTCAGGATGTCAGCTGCGAAACGAGCCTCCGAAGCCGCCTTTAAACGCGGAGTTGCATCAGGGATGCGCATGCGGCGATCAGGAAGTCGTCGTTCATATATCTACTCATAAGTTACCAGAGATTGAACGAAGAGCCATTTGGAGATGGTTCTTTGAAAATGGGACACCTGTCAAACCTCGATGAGGCAGGTTGGAGGGGGAGTCTTGCAAAAGTGATCTCCCCTCCCCCTCCAATAAAATTCTTAACAGGAAAGAAAACATGGCAAATTTATCAAGACAAATCAGAAAGCCCCGTTTCATTATAGGAAACGGTGGTAAATTTGGACGTTTAATACCGTTCACGTATCACCAGGTATTCGCCGGTGAAAGCCAACATAATATTAAAACTCAGTTGCAATTTATGTCTAAGCCCGTTGCACACCGCATGAGCGGAGCAACAGTTGATATATGGTACTATTATGTACCATGGCGCTTAGTATGGTCGGATTTCCCGACGTGGGTTATGGGCGATAGCTCATTAACAGTCCCCCAAACCAATCACGCTGCGGGCAGCGCATTGTTTGGGTCGCAGACTGGCGGGCAACAAGCTCATTTGCTAGGCGAAGCCTATCAGAAGATTGTTAACCAGTATTTTCGTGAAGAGCATGACCAATATTCACTCTCTTCTACTACAGCCGTTCTTCCAATTGTGGATAGAACCGCGGAAACACAAGGTGACGAAGAATATGAGACTGAGGATGAAACTATTGACGTTTCCGGTGGTACACTTTCTATAAGGACCTTAGAGCGCCATCGCGCAAGGTTAGCTTACGAACGTAAAGTAGAAAGCTTGGACGGCAAGTATACATCGTTCTTGCGTGCCCAAGGGGTTAACGCAAATGAAACCGTGTCACAAATACCAGAGTTTCTGGGACACTATCGAAAATATATTAAACCTCAAAGAACCGTAAATGATGCAACAGGACTCTCAGTCCAAACGTTTGCGCACGAATGTACGCACACTTTGTCAAAGCGCCGCTTTTTCCAAGAACACGGAGTTGTTATAGGCTGTGCATCAATTCGTCCTAAAGTTCACCTTAACGGTGGGTCGAATGTAGATTCAATGATCTGGCAGACGCCCCAGCAATTCCCACACGTGGGACAATTAGCTGAACATAAGAAGATAGCTGATGTCAACTTCACCTCATTAGGTGGACATGAGAATGAGTCGGATGGAACTCCCGACACGTATCTGAATATAGACCACTATCTGTGGAATGGACGAACCCACGTTTTGAACGTGGATAGTAGCTATATCAATGCGTATGATCCAACGGATGACGAGACAGCATTGTATCCTACGGCTGCATGGGATGCAGTTCCGTCGGATAATACCGCTACGCAGCATTTCAACTTCGAAGGCGTCATGTCCTCGAAAGTTGCAACGCCATTAAGACGATTAAAGGTGGTTTAAATGACAAGTATCGTCTGGATAATGGTTTTAGGAATGCTTGCATTCAACACTGTCATTCTAAGCATACTGACGGGCTATATCATAGCCCGTCGCGGTCAGGGGAAGTAACCCCTGATCCGCCTACTTGATCTTTATAGCATAAGTGACACCGCTCGAAGGCTCTGGGAGCAACATTCATGGTAGCTAAAGTAAAAATAGACGGACTTAAGAAAATCCACGGTTTAGACCAGTGGTGGTCCGACCACATTGATAGGGTTAATGAGTCTCATAATTGTATCAATCCATCAAGAATCAGCATTGTTGATAAAGAAGATCCAGAGTACGCCGCAGGGCTCCAAGATGTGCGGTGCAGAAAATGCGTAAACTGTCTTAGAATGCGACAAGCTCAATGGATGTACAGAGGAGCTGTCGAATATATAACTAGTCAGAGGACGTGGTTTATAACACTTACGTGGGGAGGAAACGAACCGCGTATCTATGAAGATGTGAAGAAGTATTTTAAAAGACTGCGCAAAGCGCACGGGACTTTTAGATATCTTTGTACAGAGGAACTAGGCGATGAAAACAAACGAATACATTGGCATATCTTGCTTCACTGTAGCGATAACATGTCGTGGAGGGCAGTCACCAGTAAGTGGCCTCACGGACATGTGCACTGCAAAATGGCTCGAACAAGTGGTCTTGCGAGCTATATCGCTAAATATGCCGCCAAAGGGGGCAGGATTAGAGCTAGCCGTTTCTACGGCGAAGAGCCAGGACAGCGTCACAACGATCGCTGGCCTACCGAAGATTTTGAGCACTACTACCGCACCGGAGAGAAAAGCATT